GATACGAGCGGTGTGGTAACAACAGTTATCACTACTTGAATTTTATATTATTATTTTATGTTTAAGGTATATATCTATATTCGTAAATAAATCAAAGCTATACTATGGCATGTGGAAGCCACCAATTTATGGCATGCGGAATCCGCCGTTGGTACGCGCTATAGATCTATTTACATTGGTCATGGCACCATTTATCATTTCAATTTCAGTTATGGAGTTACGAATAGCAGATTCGGGTGGTATAGAACGTACTGCTTGTTCGTAGCTAACTCCACTAGCTGCTAGGGATGTTTGCGCATTTCCATCATCGTCACCCATGTCAATGGATGCTATGGTTTCACCATGTACAATAGTTTTGTATTCTATGGTGGGTGCTACTCCCAACCAACCTGTTCCAATAATCAAAAGTTTCTGGCCCTGTAATGTGTTACTTACAGCGGTACCAGCCCATAATGAATCAAAGGACAAATCAGTTGAGTCGACAGGACGAAAATCTACTTCTCCCCCAATCTGCCCAGCGCAGTCGGAGTAACATTCTTTAGTTTGGTAAAGAGCAGTGAGATAATCGTGTGTTTTGGCGAAAATAAGTGAAGTCGAGTCATCAGGTATCATGAGTGCATGTAATGAACCACGTTTGGAAGTGGCAGCATAACGCACGGACACCCTTAAACCAGCTGAAACAGTTCTACCAGATTGTACTTGTGCTGCTAGCGTTGTTTGGTTTGCAGCAGCAGCATAAGCTAAGCCAGTAGAGGCAGCAAGGGTTTGAGATGAAAGGATAGATACACCAATGGTAAAATGGCCGTCGTGTGTCACATCAGGTAAACCAGCATGAAAGGGATCAACGTAGAGAAAGAAGGCATCATGTGCTGCACTGACAGGATATGTACTCTTCAACCAAGAAGAACGTAAAGCGGAATTAACGAAACAATTAAAGCCAAGACGAACTGGGGCATTTTCAAACGGATCAGTTAGGGTATTTACATACGCCCTAAGAGGGTTTGAAACGGTTTGTCCGCCTGTCTGAATTTGTTGTTTACGTGAACGTGGATCGTTGAAGGTCACTGCAGATGATCGGTTATTTGTTTTCTTTTGTTTTCTACTCTGTTTTCTCTTGGCAGGTGCATTTTTCGAACTTACGGATGTTGTGGTAGTGACAACCTTACTTGCGGGTTTTGGGTTAGGACCTGGATTCAATTCGATACCGACAAGTCTGGGACGCGTGGTGCGTCTCAGACGTGGAGGTGTTGGAAGGGTTGGTCCAGAGTCAAACATACAAGCAGGGTTTTCAAGACTAACAAACGTGATAAGACGATCAATGTAAGTGCGTAGTTGATCAGCGGTTAGGTGGGGATAATGAATTTTAGGCAATATGATAAAGTGTGGTGAATTTAGAAAAGCCGAGTAGGCATCATTGGCAGCGGTAACCAGTGATTCTAACCCAGCAGACTCAGTTTGGAGTGATTCACAAAGTGAGTTACACATAATATAATGGGTAGTATTATTCAAGTGGTGATGTGGGATGTTATCTTAAGAGAGTAAGAGATCAATTCAATGTAATCAGAGAATCGATGCGGTGGGAGCAAGCTCCACCGCACTCATGGTCATGAAGTGCCTAATGCTTAAATCTGCATTTAGCAAATTTACAGCCCTTGGCACTAAGAAATTCCCGACATGGTTGATTATGCATGTATTCCAACTGCTCTGCAGTGTATTCCTTCTTAGAAGGACGGGTGACCTTTTGCGGTTTCTCCAACGGTTTTACTATTTCGCCGTTAACCACTATTTCTATTTTACTCACATGTGTGTGACTAGCAGATCCACATAATGGAGGTGCTAGTAAGAGTTCTGGTTCATACGTTGCCCAACTAACTGAAGACAACCAATTATCAAATTGGTCAAAATCAAAGTCAGGCATAGTAGCCTTTACTCTCTCCAACATCCATCCATTCGCCGAATCCTCATTTGGGTACTGTTCTTCTGAAACATGTAGTGCTGCATAATTAGCGACTCCTAACACATGGTCCTCACCAAGTTTTGTTGGGAACAAGTCTCTAAAATGTGTAGCAATCATGGTAGCAAAAGCACCAATTATTGGGGTGTTGGCGTCCGTTAAGTAGTATGCCAACATCTTCTCACCCAATTTACGCAGAGGAGTTACGTTCGATGGTAGACTGATAGTAGTATGTAGCTTGGTCAACTGCCTAGGTACATCACACATGGAGTCTTTAGCGCCATGCCACACTTCTGGCCCGTATTCACGAGCTAAGAATGAGACACCGGCCTCACCACGTTTTATTTCAAAAATTTCCAACACTTGCCCGACGCTCGCACAGAAATTGACATATAGTTTAGTGTCAATATCTGGTGAAACGCCGTCATCGCCGCCGTACACACCTAGCGCGCCCCATGCCTCTTTTGGTGACAGACCTTGCTCGCGCAAAGTCCCATAAGCCATGAATGCATTATCCATAGAGTTAAAATCAGCAGTTTCTGCACTGCCAGATGCTCTAGAATCACCAGTGTCATATTTGACGCCATAAGTGGTACGTGCTCTTTGATTCTTCTGACTAGCCATCAGCTCATTGAGTTCACGGTGGTATTGTTGTTTGAAATATCTTAACATTGACGCATGTTCAAGCGTACGTAGCACGATGGAGACCCTACCATCAAATCTACTAAGATCTGTTAGAGAGACTCTTTTTGCAGCCACACATATTTCAGCCACACGTGTGGCTATACTTAATGGTGATTTTGCAAAAGCGTACCAAGCAGTTTGTCGCATGATATCAGTGAAAGAATAAACGTAGCGGGAATAGTTATATTTATTGACCCCTGGGACCGTGCTAATGATCCGAGGGTCAGTGATTTTACCATAAGCTTCAGACTTCTGAAAACTTGATATACCAGCGTCAACTGTTGCGCTGGCTACCAAGGAAGCCCTGTCTAATATCATCCTTTGCGCTGGTCGTGCCTGTTTTTCATACACTGTTTCAAAGTCCACTGGATGAGCCATATTTGGAATTGGCACAAGAAATTCAATGAATTCTTTGATATACATAGTATGTTTAGGGGTCACAACGATTTCAGGTCCAGGCTTGACGCCTATTACCCTACCATCGATTGCTGCTTTGTCATTGTTATAGCACTTATCTGGGGCATAGCAACCTAATGCTATTGGACTCATAAAGGCTTGCAATGACGGCGTAGCATCAGCATCGTAATATTTGGGATTATATTGGAACTTAAAAATTGATTCGCTAACTGGGTACACACAACTGGTGGTCTTACCAGTTTTGTAACGATGGTATTCAGTTAACATTGTCGCCTCAGATTGGTCAACATCCACAACAGTTTTAATAGTTGCAGGTGTTAACTCAGTTTTCTTGCCAACAATGGCAAGGCCAGCTAAGGCATCATCTTGAAGCGCGTCAATGGTGGCATTCATATACGTGCCACACTTACCGGTGGAACGTTTGACGCCGTTGGAATCAATAATGTTCAATCTGGTGAACCATGTAGTAGTACTCTTTCCATTCTCATTAATGATAGTTAAGGGCTCAGCTACGGACAACCTTTTTATATTGGTTATACCGAGAACTTCGCTCAGATCAAAGAATGGTGACATGATTCTCTTTATTGGTGTTAGTAAAATCAGTTGGTGGTCAACATCTAATTGCTTACGGTCAACGTTGTAAATATTATATTGGTGTATGAATCCATATTTTAATGTTTTCACACAGACAACGTCAGTACCATAGTCCCAAATCTTATGGTTATATTCAGCTCCTCCAGATACTCTATATGTCACTTCATCGTCTTGATTGAAGGTATAGGTGTAATCACCGGTGGATTTAGCCACGCCGCTAGGCTGGAATGTGCTAAGCAGAGTGGGCTGAAAAGATTCAGATAACAATTGATTCATGTTAAGATAGTAGTCAACATCTACCATGCAAAGCATGTCATCGGGCGCGGGATTGAATGGAGTGTACTCAACACTCAAATCCTTTGTCCAATGGAAAGTCCTGCATCCAGCCCGACCATGTCTTCGGTCAGCTGCTGACATCTGTAGAAAATAACTACGTTTGCCAGTTCTTAATGAAAATAAATCCATAAAGCTAGATGCATCATTTCTCTTCCTTGCACTTTCAGCATGTGTATGATTGTGGGCAGAATTATTGCTCACTCCTGGGGTACTCATAAACATGCTGCGGATGGTGCAGGTTGCGTAACAAGGTTGGTTAGTATATGCTACGCAGAAGCTTATGTATTTGCTCGTCCAGTCATTTCCAATGACTGAACTAGTTCGCTTCCTGCATTCCACTATCTTACTACCTAAGTATAGAAAGGTACAGAGGCCAAACACACTGGCAGCGATGACGCTTACACTAATGTTTGGCTTGTTCTCTTTCTTAACCTTGGTTTCGGATGTATCACAAAACAACAACAGCTTGCGGAGATTGCAAGCTGGAACACACATGACCTGACTCACGCACATGAGAAGGTCCACAATCTTAGACATATTCGTATCAAAATATGGGTAAGAGGTTATTTTAAATCCTGTTTATCGAAAAC